GAACAAAAAAGTGAGGGGAGGTTTCCCTCCCCCCTACACATTAGGTCAAGCGGAAGTCAACAACCAAGTCGGGGTAAGCGATTTGGACACCTGCTTTGAAGGCTGCGATACTCCGGATTTCGTCGTTTTCGCGTGCATAAAAGATGGAAAACTGCTCTTCGTCGGACAGCAAATCGGTCGCGTAAACGAAGTTCCCGAGGTACGAAGAAACGATGCGGTTAGTTCCAGTCAAGCCGGGGACTGCAATGACACGGACGTTTGTGCCGGGATAGATGATGTCCCCGTCAGCAAGGCCAGCCAAGTCAACTTGGTTGTACATAACGCCTGTGGAGGCTTTGAAAGCACCAAGCAACGTACGGAAGTTGTCCCAACCGCAGAAGATCACAAGATCAGTCTTGGTCAAGATAGCCTGCGGAATTTGGTTGTAGATGCCGTCGAAGATGGCGATTGCGTTGCCTGTGGTGATACCAACGGAGGCAGAAACCGCTCCTGTGTTACCGCTGATGGTAGAACCCGATGCAGCGTTCAAAAGTTGGTTGACACCTGAAAAGTAGGTGTTGCCCTTCCAAATTGCGTTCTCCAACGCTTCTGCGATACGGAGAGCCTTCTGCTCGGCAAACGCCTGCTCGAAAGGAACACCTTCGTACATTGAGCCAGCAGTCAACTGGGTCTGCATCCAGTACTGCTCCAAGGCGCGAGGACACAAAGTTTCCATCACTTTCATACGGCCAACTGTTACGACACGCTGACTGAATGTGGTTGTGCCTGAACTTGTGTAACCGCAAAGATCACCGCCTTGCAGAACCGCATCGGTGTCCATGAGGTTGAGGGCAGCAGCGAACTTGACACCAACTTGCTTGGTGAACAAAGACGCTGAACGAGCGGAGAATACCGCTTTGGTGATGAGAGGGAGCCTCTCTTGGTCGGTGTAGGTGGCTAAATTGCCAAAATTGTATGCCATTGTTAATGGGGGTTTAGGGGTTTAGTTTTTTTTGAGTGATTGGAGTGCTTGTGCGAGTGCATTGAAGTTCTGCGAGGCTTGAGCCTTGCGTTGCTCAACGATTGCTGAACCGCTGGCTTTTGGGGCTTCGGCTGGGAGTTCGGAAACCTTCTCGACGATGTCGGCCATGGTTTCAACCTGCGATGCGAATGCGGACATCTTCTCCTTCATCTTGCCCATCTCGGCATAGGCTGCATTGAGTTCTTCCATGATGGCTCCAAGGTGCTTGGCGACGATGGCCTCAACGACCTCGGGGGTCATGAGCGGATAAGCGTCCTTGATTTCTTCGGTAACATCAACGGCCACTTCGGGGGTGATTTCAGCAGCAACAGGCAACGGCTCGATGACCGGGGTTGCTACTTCGGCAGCGATGACCTCAACAATCTTGCCTCCTTCGGTCTTGATAGTTCCAACGCCTTCAACGACGTGTTCGCCATCGGGAGCAGGGAGTGTGCCGTCCTCGGCAACGACGTAAACGGCAGTACCGGCAACGAGGTCGCCATCTACACGGACAACCGTGCCATCGGTCAACTTGTAGTCAGCGAAGGACTGCTTTTGAGTGCTGAATTTGCGGAGTTCAGTCCGCAGGGATTCGATTGCGTTTTTGAGATTCATAGTTAGTGGGATTTGTAGGTGGGGGTTAATTGTTGCAAAAAAGCGGTTAATTCGTCAGCGAGGCCAGCGAGTGCGACCTCCAGTTCGGATTCGGCCTTGTCCATCCCGAAGAGGCCCTCAACGGAGAAACCCCTGAATAGGTTGCGGTTCTCCCACACCTCGTCATTCTCGACTTTGAAGGAACCGAACCAAGAACCGTCGGGTGTGTCCTCGTAGCCCTTCGGTGGCATGATACCACGCTCGGAGTCGGTGATGTAGGACTCGAACATGAACACTCCGTCCAGTTCAGCGTTGTGGTAAGCGTTGACGTTGTGCTGGTTGCCTTGCTTGAAATACTTTTGGACTATCTTGCGGATGGTGGCTTTGTCGAATACGACGTAGTATTCCCCGTAGGTTTCGTCCTTCCTGAAGATGGGCGTGTCTGCAAGCATGAGAGGTCCAGTCAGCACCCTCCGCTCGCCTGTTTCGGTGAACTTCTGCTTGGCCTTGCTGAATGCTTGGAATGGCCGTTCAATCGCTGGCATATCGGTCAGGGCCACGAATTGGACCCCTTCATCCACCTCGTCCACGGTCATCCTATAAATGGGTAGTTCCATGCAGGTAAATGTGTTTAGGCTCCAAGAGTTGCAAATTCCTCCAACCTCCGAACCCTGCGAGTGCTTTGGGTGATGTCCCTCTCGACCACATACGCTCGCATCGGTGATGAGCCTTGGCCTTGGCCTTGACCGAATCCAGACAAGTCGGTAACGTTCGGGTTTGCGAAGATTGACGGGGCTGCTGCTGCACCCGGTGCGCCACCGCCACCTGCTGCACCTGCTGGAACGCCTCCGCTATCCCCTCCGCCTGTAATGGCTTTGGCTCCTTGGATGCCAGCAGCGGTAATCGCTGCGATGCGTAGCCCTGCACGAATCTTTGAAAGCGTGTTGTAGGCCTTGAGTTGTGCGACCCCTGCTGCTCCTGCGGTTATAGCATTGGCCGGGTTTGCTGCTGCCATGACCGCATTCGCTGCCATCTCTTTTTGCAGGTTCACGATGACATTGGCAATAGCAAGACCTTTCTCCAAGGCCAAGGCAGCAAGAGCAAGACCCTTGCTTTCGTTTCCAAAGGACTGCAAGATGTTTTGAATTGATTGCAATGAGTCCAAAACCACCTGTTTCTTGAAGTCGGCCAAGGTTTGCTCGTTGGCCTTCATGTCCTCGTTGAACTTGATGCGACGCTCCATCTCGGTCTGCATCGCTTGGGCGTTCAAAGCGTCCTGCTTGGCGTTTTGGTCAGCAGTAATCTGCACCAAAGCGTCAGCCGTTGTCTTGGCTTGCAGTATTTCGGTTTCGGCCATGATAGCCCTTGACCGAGCCTGCTCTTGCATCATTAACCTGCGAGCCTCTGCGGTTTTCCTGTCATCTTCTTCACGCTTCTTGTTGGCCTGAATCTGCGCCTCGGTATGGGCCTCGTATGCGTCTTGGTAATTAGAGAGGGCTGCTTCCTCACGCAACAATGCCTGCTCCCTTGCTTTCGCTGCGATGGCTGGGTCGGGTAGGTTCAGGAACCTGCGGACCGCTGCGGTTAGTTCATCCCACTTGGCTATCAAAAGTCCAACGGCTGCGATGGCTGCACCGATACCCGTAGCAAGCAGGGCGATTCTAAACGCCTTCATCGCCCCCGTACTCGCACCGACTGCGGTTGCGTAGAGCGCCTGTGCTGCTGCCTGCCCTTGGGTTATCAGGATGCTATCCTTGTTGAGCAGATTAGCAACCTGCTGCACTCCGTTAGCGAGAGCCATCGCCCCTTGGACCTTCAACAACGCCTTCTGCAAGTCCTCGTTCTCGGAGCCAAACAAAGCAGCAGCACCTTGAGCGATTTGAAAGCCAGCGGTGATTCCTTGGATTCCAGCGACGAAGGTGTCTATGTTGCGTGTGTCCGATGCGAGGTTCTTAATTCGCTGGCTTGTGTCCCCGATTTGGTCTTTGAGTTTCCCTGCCTCCTGTTCCATTTGCTTGAAAGCCTTGGTCCCGGATTCCCCAGCCAAAGCCATCTCGGTCAGGGTCTTTTGGAGTTCCCTAAGCCGTTGTTTAGCACTCGTCGTGCCTTGTGCGGTTGAGTCTTTAAGTCCTACTTCGAGGACGATTTCTTTAGTTACTGCCATTATCCGGGGGTTGGTAATTCAGGGTTTACGGGTGGTTCGTAGTCAGGATCCGCTGGGTCGGGGTCGATAGGGCCGTTCGGTAATCCAGCAGGGTCGCTCGATATAGGAACGCTCGTTACAGGCACGAACTCTGCGAGGTTGAGAATCCTTCGGAGCGTTACCCGGCACGGCTTTGCTTCGCCCACGGTGTAGTCCCGAATCTCCAGCAAACGCCAGCGGATGCCGTTGTAATAGATGGGCTTTCGGAAGTCAAGTTGATAGATGTCCACGCAGTTCAAGACCACCGTCAACTCCAACTGCAAGGCTTCCTTGGAGGTCGTTTCGGTGATGTAATTCAGCCAATACTTGTTGTAAAGGTTGTTGTTCGTGTAGGTGATTGGCGTACCGCTTGCGTTGACTGCATTGTAGAAGACCTGCCTCGGAATACCAAAGGCAAGGTCCTCGGTCGGTGCATAGGGGTTGTCAATGTGGCTGACGAATGGAACGTTGGCGACGTATTCGCCCGTAGCAAATGAACCGCTCACGCCTGTTTGATAGAACCAAGACGTTGTTCCTTGAGCGATTGAGTTGTATTGTGCTAATCGGTAGCCTGTGTTCAACTGCTTAACCGTACCGCTTGCCGTGCTGCCTTCCAAGTCCCAAGCCCTGCCGATGACCTTGTCGGTCGTGAACGAACCCGGTATCAGCGTCCCGGCCATGGTTTCGCAGACGAACTCGGACTTGCCGTAGAAGTTTTGCGTCAAGAACTGACGGCCTCCGTAGCCTTCCTTGGCGAGCGGATTGCTTGACTTGTAGGTCTTGGACAAGTAATCGCCCATGTCCTTATACTTAAACACAAGCGACTTGTATTGGTTGGGATCGCCATTGGTGAGCAACTGCTCTTGGTTCTCGTCAACCTTCTGCGTCCAGTCGATGGCTTCGCTGGAGTAGAAGTCCTTGAACGGCTCAATGTACAGGAGTTTTGGATCCTGTGCATCGGGCATGAAGTAAAGATTGAACATCTTTTGAAGGTCAACGAGCAGGTCGCTCTGCTTCACGTCAGCAGGCAGGGCGGTCCGCATATCAACGACTCCGATGCTTGCTGGATTATCAATGCAAGTCCATAGAACGGTTGCCCCCGAAAGGATGGAGTAAGTGTTGGTAAAAAAGTTAAGCCCTGCGGTGACTGCAAACCCAATGTTTGCGGTCGTGTTTGCTGGTATCGTTACATTTTGAAAACTGACCGAGAATTGAGTGTTGGTCGTAAAGTTTATTCCCGTGCGAACCATGTTGTCCGTTGAGTCGGTCAAGTTTCGGATGGACATATTTGCTGCAAATCTTCCAGCGGTTGCGCCACTAACAGTTAAGATGACATCAACATTCCAACGGGTTGGAACATTCGGGGCAACGAAGGTGCTGGAGGATGCGACCCAGTAGCCACCATTGTCAAAGTAAGGGGCAGGAGTGTCTTTGGGGAATAGAGCGGTTGCGTTTGAACTTCCTGCAAAAGTTACACTCCCAGTTGACTGCGCAAAGGCGTTCGACCCGGAAAGGGTAACGGGTATCGTTCCAGCAGAGTAAGGGATGACCAGTTTCTTGAATAGGGTCGAGTTAAAGAAGTTGGAAGAGTACCGATAGCCTGCCTGTGCGAAGATTAGATCCACCATCTTCTTGACGTAAATGGATGGCCCCATCTTCCAGTAAGGGATAGCAAACCATCCCTGCGTAATTACATCCGTGGCTCCATAGGAATCCACCAAGCCGTAAACGTAACCGCTCGCACCCGATGCGGTC